TATTCGAGCGAATCCGCATCGATTGTTTCCGTAACGAAGTAATCGTATTGATTGGGTTGTAATGAATTAGATTGAGATGATTCGTGTGATGCATAAATAAAAAATGCAATCACCATAGAAACTGTCAACATAAAAATAGATCGTATTTTCATAGGAATAATGTCCTCTGTTTAATGTATTATTATCAGAGCATACTGTGGTGTTGGGTGATTTCCTACATTAATATTTAGTATTCTTTGATTTTTCCCGTATCCGTTTTGATACTTTTGCTGCCCTTTCGGTATTGGGAACAAATTGCTGACCTTTTTTGTCTGCTTCTAGTTTTTTAGCGATTGTCGCTTTTCTTTGCTCTGGTGTCAGTTTTTGCCATGCTTTTGCAGGTAGGTAGCGTGTCATTTTGCCGTCACGAAATGCGGGCTTGCCATCAGATGTCGTCCAACGCTGTTTAGTCCACTTTTTCAATGAATTTTGAGCCTTGGACGGCTTCCCCCTGTATCCGCCACCTTCTTTTCTATAGGCTACGGCTAATAGTTGTGCTTTACGGGCGCTCCATTGCCCTGGCCTACCCCCATCGTCTCCTGCCATGATTTTGTCTTTAAGACGTTCACGCAAACTGGGTTTAGTGTAATTGAGTGATTTGAGATGATTGGATGGCGAATTGTAGATAAAGTCTTTCGTTGCCTTATCTACCCATTGTGGTGTTGTGCCGTATGAACTCATCTGGCGATTAAGCGAACCACCGATAACTGTACGCCTAATTTTCCCTATTTGTATTGGTTGACGTGCCATCGGGCTCACTTGCCCTTTTTGACAATCCCATTCGGAATGACTGCAAATCTACATTTTCCTTCCGGCATCACGGGGATAGTGATGATTTTACAAGAAGTTCCACCTTCGTAAAGGACGCAATTAGAACATTTGACACCAATGTTTTTTACAGTATTCTTCGATGGCGGATCATACCCCGCCCATACACCTTCGCCCTTTTCGTCAAATTTGCCATATTTTTGGGTTAAGGAAATGAGCACTTTGGCGAGTTCTGCTTCTTGGGGGTCCATTTTGGGAGTATCACCAGAAATGATGATCCTTGCTCCACTAAGAAGATTTTCGAGGGGTGTTTTATTCATTTATAAATTATGCCACAACTATTCGTAGGTTTATTCAGATCAAGATATTTAAATTATTCATCCTGTGTTGGCGTTCGAACTTGGCCTAGCAAAACATTCTTGGGATTAATGCAATACTTCTGTAAATAGTCAACCATTTTGTAGTAAAGTTTTATTAGCCCAGAGAGGGCCCTTAAAAGTAGGAGAAAAATTATGAGCAAGACATTTATCTTTAATGACGCAGCAACAGTCACCGCTGCCCAACTAGCCGCACTGACAATGCCATTCACTGCAGAAATTACTGGCGTATACTTGCGATTGAATACCGGACCCGTTTCCTCCGCTGCAACTTTCGACGTTGAGGTTGCTGGAACCAGCATCGTCAGTGCTGCCATTTCCGTGGCTGCAGGAGCAGTAGTGCCGACCACTGCCCCCACACTTCGCAAGAATGGCGCCATCACTGGTGCCGTCAATGGCGCTGGAGTCACCGCCGTTTACACCGTTGCTGCTGGTCACCTTTTCAAGGTTGGCGACGTAGTTGATGTTGCTTCGGTTACTGTTTCGGCAGGTAGCGCAGTTCCTTACAACTTCACCGGCAAGCAGGTTTCTGCAGTTACTTCGACGACGGTCACTGTTACCGGCATCGTTGGCACCCCAGGTACCTACAGCAGCGGCGGAACCATCGTCTGCACCACCTCGCCAATCGTTGTTCCGAAGGACGCAATCCTTTCCTTCGACTGTGATGGTGTTGGTGGAACCGCAGCGATTGGTTACACACTCGCAATCACATACAACGAAGCAGCCGACACCAGCAAGGCCCCAGGTGGCCTTGACGCTAGCCGCTTCTAATTCGTAAATAATTCAGTCATTTGTATGAAGGCGGGAGGGAAACCTCCCGCTTTCTGCTTTATCACGTAACTATTAAGTAAGAAAAAACGATGATGGCTAAACAACTAATAACCTTATGTGTTAGCGGAAAAATATCCGCAGCAAAAAGACGCACCTCAGCAAGAATGCCTGCTAGTGGAAAAATTATTGGCGTATACACCTCAATAGGTACTCCGGCATCTGGTGCAACAATCATTGTTGACATCAATATTGCCGATACAACAATATTTACCACCCAAGCAAATAGGCCGACCATAGCGGTAGGGGCATATTCTTCGGCTGCGGGAACGGCGGCTAATAACAAATTCGCCTTAGGCGATATTATCGTGGTCGATATTGACAGGGTTGGAACGGAAATTCCAGGAGAAGATTTGACTATCGGTATATGGGTAGATTTTGACTATTAAAATTATCTCATAAATGAGTTGACAAGTTGGAAATAAGCAAGTATGTTAATCACCATGACCGACATCACACCAAAGAAATCAAAAAAGAAATACCCTATGCTTTGTATTCGTCTCAATACTTCTTTGCGCGCTCATCTCGACAACGCTGCGCTCGTACACGGCATAACGAGGGGAGAGTTCGTTCGTCGGATACTTTCCGAACACTTTAGTAATCCAACATTCGTGACCCGTGATCGCGACTCGCGCGGGTCACGTATTCCAGCAGGCTATCCAAACGCAGGACAATTTACAGAAACGCCCGACACTAAGCAAGGTCCTTCAGGTCCCTTTACGGACTTGTCCCTATTTGCAAAGGGCGCCAACGGACCAGCAGGTCCCTTTACAGATTTGTTCTCAACTGAGAAAGGCTTTACTCAACAAGGAACAACGGGTCCATGAAACGCCTCATATGCCAATCAAAAAGAAAAGACGGGAACCAATGCAAAGGAAATGCAATGGGAGCCACCTACTTCTGCTACGTGCATCAAGACTCCAAAGACCCAATAACGTACAGAGACCCGATGATAGAAGCATTTCGCGGAATGCATAACTCAATAACATCCCTTATTGACTGGCACTACCGCACAGGCGGAGACATCTCTAGATACTTCGGAAACTACACTCCACCGCCAGGGAAAAACCCCTACCGCAAACGACCAAATTCAAACAAACGCTACACACCCCCAATGAGGAATAAATGAAACAACTCATTACGATCATTATTGGCGCACCAATTAGGGAGGCAGACAATGACACTGAGTCTTTATAGATTAAAAGCAACGCTTGGTAAAGCACGGCGGATCAACACCTTCTACGATACTGACGATACGAGAGCGATTGGTAAAGGTGCGATGATCGTTATGCGCCTGGCCCATCACGAGTTTGATGATCCTCGCTACCCGAATAAAGTTTGGGGAAAAGGGAAGATCGTTTTACTCAACAGCACAGGCGAAACTTTGCAAACAATGGATGCTAAAGAATGAAAAATCACAAGAAGCAACCCCTAATGTCGCACCAAACAAACAGGAGATACTCATGTCATATAATTCCATGAATCAGTTACCACCCCCACGCCCAAATAATGGCTATGACGTTAAACGACACAACCCTACGGTCTACGAGACAAGACGAAAAGAGTTCGCTCTCAAGGCTGGTGGCATCGGCGCTATTGTCGGTTTCGTTGCCTCGCTGGTCACTACTGGCTATGTCTTTGATGGACTAATCAACGGAGCCATTTGGTTCGGCATCGTCTACGGAATCACTCGCTTGATTCAGAGGAACAAGAATGGCAAACAATAAGGGGACGCTAGGCAACATACACATTGCTGGCAAGGACTTTGATGTTGTTTATGTTATTTGGCATACATCTGACCCATCTAAAAGATGGTTTGTGACGATAGAGGAAACCAAAGAGAGGGCGATACTGCAATCACTAGTAGACCGCCGACCCCATCCCGCAAATGTTGGATTCACTCAGGATGCATGGACATACGACATTGTCGATGAAAGGACTTGGTCGAGAATGAGTGCTGGCGGACTTCCAATACCGCCCAAAAAAATTCCTGCCTCGTACAGTGATGAAAATATACCTGCAAACTAAAGGAACATATGCCCTACGATAAAAACAACAAATGGGTTAAAAGCCTAGGTAGGACGGCGCCTACTAATCATGTTCGGCCAGGAACAAGCAGACTAATAAAAGATGACGACATGAGAATCTGGTTAATGCTTCAGACATGGTCTGATTTTGCTCAAAGCCTTTACGATTATTGCCTAACTCATGGCGGCCTGACCGAGAAACAAATGTTGTCAGCAGAAAAAATGCGAATCAAAGTCGACCCTGAATATGACCCTTATGGCGAAGGGGTTTGGGAGGGGGTATACATAGATGACGAAGATAAATATATCTTCAAAATTTCTATTGTAACCAAAAATAATGACGAGCAAGTACGGTCAATCAGAAAACGTTTAATAGACATGCCTGGATGGTCGGACATCAAATTGGCATCCGATAAAGCGTTGTTATTCGGGTGCATCAAGACTGGCACTTACCGCATGCTGAACGACGATGAACTGATAGATATTGGAAGAAGAACTGGCATATGCTGCGATTGTGGAAAGGTTCTCGACAATCCCAAAAGTATTGCTGCAGGAATCGGACCATATTGTGCAAAAATACGCAGCCAAACTAATCAATAAGAAGGAAACAACATGACCAGCAGAGACACCTACGATATTCTCACCTACGAAGAAGAAAAGGAAGAATCTATGAACGGGATCAATATCCAGATCAATACTCTTGTCGATGCAATGATAGATGCGGAGAAGTGTTTGTTCCATAACAGTCCGGCTAACCTAATGGTTAACTCTTTGCTTAACGAGGAAGGCAGTCTCGTAGTTAAGGAGATACCAGTTCTTCTCGCCTTTCGTGGCGCACACCCGAATTTCCCCGCAAGCGAGTAGTCCCATGCTTACGAACATTACGGTCGGAAGCAACCAAAGAGGACAATGCGAGATTTGTCATCTCAAATCATACAGATATAGCAAATGGCTACATGTTCAGATGTGGTACGACAACCACAAGTGTATTGATGGAAGAAAGACTTCCCGTAATGGCCCACGAAATAAAGAAAATGTCCCGCTGGAGACCCAATGAGGTACCTTCTGCCTGAACCATTTTGCTGTGACGCTAAACGCCCTAATGGATTTACTTATCACCAGTTCGTGACGGTTTGCGATAATTGCCTTACACAGTTCCCATATTATGACTGCTACTGTGAACTAAAGCACGATGATTGTAGTGAGGAAACGCGCCTGCGCAACATCGCATACCGAGAGGCTAACCGATGAACAAATTTCTAAAGTTATTTACCCACGAAATTTATATTGTAGCAATGCTTGGTATTATTTCCATGACTACAGCATGGGCTGGAGTTCAATCATCACTTCACGGTGGGGCTTCGGATGAGGCGTACTCCGTTTATCAACTTGACCTCAGTGAATCCAACAACATGTGGATTACCTCTGAGGTTAAATACAGGGCTGACTTGACTGTTTGGAAAGACAAAAAGGTACGACTCCTCGTTGATGGCGTCAGTAACGAAGACATCTATGAAGATATCCAAACTTCCAATGGTTCATACGAGTTTTACGAGCACGCAATACCCTGTCTAGTCGCACAGAACCAAAGTCAACTTCCAGACTGTTCCTCATACATGGATGAGTTGTACGTCCCACAAGCAGAAGTCTGGGAAAGAGCATCTGAGTCACTCGTAGTATCTGAGACAGAAGGTGGACGTAGTGACAGACTTCAGGTACTTACGGCGTTATTCGCCATTTCTTTGTTCATGCTTGGTATCGCTTCGGTTGTTAAGCGCAAAGAGTTATTACTGCCGTTGGTCATCTTGGCTACGGCGCTATGGGTCTTTGGTTGTACTGTTTTACTAAGTATCCCTAGTATCTCGTTTATGTGACCATATCCTGGCAGGTGCATACTTTATGACATGCCTAAATCTAAATTTTTCAAAGAACTGACAGTAGGGGAACAGAAGTTTCTTACCGACATGATTGAGCATCACAAAATGGCTCTCATGATGTCCAAAGATGTATTGCGATCCACGGAGGACTACGACACGATGTCATTGGCTTATTCCATTATTCAAAATCAAACTAATGAAATTGCTTTGATGGCTAAAATGTTGCGCTCCCGACGTTGGTGAAGTGTATTTTATGTCATAATTTACCTATACGTATTTGTGTATTCAGAAGACGCAAATTGATAATTAAAGTACTAAACCCGACAAGGTGGTAGCGAGAGCGGCGCGAGGATTATCCTCCGCCGTTTTTGCTATTCCTGAACAGTTACAGTACGGGGGCGTAACAACAACTATGATCTAGCCATGAACATCATGGGGCTAGACCTTTCGCTAACATCTGCTGGTTATTCTATAAATGGAGAGACTGGCACAATAGCCGTCAAGACAAAAGAAGCAGAACGCCTATATGAGATACGCGAAGATATCATCAATCTTGTCAAATCATATGATGTTAATGCCGTAGTGATTGAGGGGTATGCTTTTGCCGCCCGTAATTCGCAATCACATAAAATTGGCGAACTTGGTGGCGTGATCAGGCTTGCTTTATATGAGATGGAAGTGCCCTATATCGATGTACCACCGACTTGTCGTGCAAAATTTGCTACTGGCAAAGGTAATTCATCTAAGACGGAAGTTGTTTCTGCTGTTTCAGCACGCACTGGTATCGTTTGGGCCGGCAAAGGCACCGACGACATGTGTGATGCGTGGATTTTAGAACAAATGGGCTTGACTGCGCTTGGTTCGCCACAGTATGATTGGCCCAAATCAAGCACGGATGCCTTGAAAACAGTTGACTGGTCATCTTTGACTCGGGGAAGCGATAATGAGCATACGGAATAGCCCAATCAGCCAAGTTGATATTGAGAACGAAATGCTTCGTTTGATTGACATGCTTGAAGAAGAAACTGAAGCATTCGGCAGACTGGCCGAGGACGCCGCCAAGAAGGATGCCCTGTATAAGCATAGTTGGGCTAAAGAGTACCTGGCGGCCAAGGGGTCGATTAAAGAGCGTGAGGCGTGGGCTGAGTACCTTCTGGCAGACCAGCAGTTTGACTACAAGATGTCCGAGGGTCTCGTGAAAGCAAAGAGAGAAAAACTCCTTTCGCTCCGAACATCGATTGATGCCATGCGTACGCTAAATGCGAACTTAAGGGCTATTGTCTCGTAGGGGTCATGGTATAGAACTTATGCCAATATTGTTGGAGAAAAATAATGAAACATAAAGTTGATCCGGCGCTTCTTTCACTTCTTGTTGATGTAGACACATTGATTCCTCTGCCAGGGAATCCGCGCAAGGGTAACGTTGATGCGATTATGGCCTCATATGCCGAGTTTGGTCAAGTGAAACCAATCGTTGTTCGCCCTAATGGTGATGGTACTTCTACGGTGATCGCTGGTAATCACCAATTGATGGCTGCTCAAACGCTCGGATGGACACATATTGCTGTTGTGCCTTTTGAGGTTGACGTCAATCGGGCAATTGCTTTTGCCTTGACCGACAATCGTACTAATGAACTTGGTCATTCTGATCAAGAGTTAGTTAGCGAAATGCTGGATGACATTATTTCTGATTATTCTGACTTAATGTCAGATTTGGGTTGGGATGAAATGGAATTGGCTGCCATAGATGAGTCAATTCAGTACAACTCGCCGACAACCTCTGATTCAGATGGGAACATGTACGTGCCGCCAGTGCTGCAGCCATTGAGTGATTTTGGTGCAACCATCTTGTCGTCATTAGTACGCGAGGACGATGATGGCGAACGTAGGATCGTCGCTCCACAGCATATGGACCATAATGAGATTGCCATCAAGGGGAGTACGGTTGCCACCCCCGAAGCAGCGCCGCGAGCGGTTGTTCAATACACTATTGTTTTTGATGATCCAGACCAGCAGAGGCGTTGGTATGATTTTATTCGCTGGATCAGAAATGAACCTGCATATGACGGTAGTACAACGTCAGAAAAACTCATTTCCTTCATAGATGCCCATTCAGAAATTTAAATATCATATACAGTTGTATTAATAGAGTGGAGTTCGATGATGTCGGAAGATTCGGAATATATCCTCAGGTCGGTACAACGGGAAATGTACAACTTGGAAGACGAAACAATATATTTACGTGCTCACATTAAATCGCTTCAAGAAAAGATTGAAGAATCAAATGGACTCTGTGACGAACTGGCACAATTTATTTACTCAATAGAAGACTTATTGGATTTCAACAAAGAACGTAACGAATTACTGCTTAGGTATGAACAAGAACGCCGATAAAGTAAAGTAATGCGTGCACGACTAATCTATTGCTGATAATCTCTCAGTACATACCAATGGAGAGTAGTTCAGTTGGCAGAACAGCGGACTGTTAATCCGCGCGTCGCAGGTTCGACCCCTGCCTCTCCAGCCCAAAAAAAAAACAATGGAGGAATACTCGTGGAACCTAATGCATCAGCAATCAAAGCAAATGCTCGTCTAGAAGCACAGAGTAATGCTTATCTTGCCGGACAGCCCGCCCGTGAATCGCACGAAACATTGAAAGAAATTAAAGTTCTTCTGGCAGAAGTTTTAGAAATGTTAAAGAAGAACAATGCCTGATATGTTATTGGTTCAAAGATGTCGCCGGATTGGCCTAGATGTTGAGGCCATGCGCTTCATGCCATTAAATCAGCGCGAAGTGGCTGACTGGTGTGGCGGTCTATTGACCGTCATCCCACGCAATGGTGATGAAAGTAGGCCAGATTTGATTATCTTACTTAAAGGCATTGATAGGGATATGAAGGCCCGCCTGGGTGATTATGTCATAAAGTTATCAGACAGCGTTTTTTACTCATGTGATCATGCGACATTTGAGTCCTTATATGAGATCATTGATAATGGCTCATAATGAAGATATTGACAAGATTCGTTACGAATCAACGGTAGAAAGAATACGTAAATATAAAATTACGGAAATGGAAAATCGCACATGGTATACGTTAGAGATACCCATGGAAGAGGAATGGCCTGCGGGTGACCCATTTTCGCGCGATAGGGAAACCCTCGTGTTGCGTGCTACAAAAGAAGAGTACGATGCTGGACCCAAATGAAATTTTGGCCCGTTTTCGTGAGCGGGCAGAGGCTGTCAAAAAGCGCCCACTGCCACCAGTTGCTGGACCTGAACGTGCTCTTTTTGTTAATCAAGCCAAGGTAGATTTTCAAGATTTTGCGATGATAGGCGACTGCGAAGCAACACTTGAAGAGGGAGTGCTAACCTTCAAGTTGGACCTTCGTAAAAAGGATTAAGATGGATTATCCAGATTATCTACAACCAGTATTGTTGCGCATTAACCCAGAATATGGAACTCATATTTCATGTGATGAGGGTTGGTGGAAAATCATATCTATGTGCGATAAGGAACTTTCGTTACTTGACCCCGGATATACCATTTTTCAAATAAAGGAAAAATTTGGTGGTTTACGTTATTACTACAGTCCTTCTAACCCGCTTAATGTAGAAAGCATGGATGTCGTTGTTCGTAAACACGAAAAAATATGCAGCATGACTTGCGAGGTGACTGGCGGTCATGGTTATTTGATGAGGAATGGTTTGCGAGGAATGGGGCAACTCAAAACACTGAACGAAAGTTTTTTACAACAAGGCTGGACAAAAGTCGACACAACTGATACTGTCAAGACCAATGTTATTAAACTACAAAAATAGAGGCACGACATGACGCGTCAGCGTATGTTTCTAGATATCTCATGCGTAGATGCAGCCCGCCAAAGAATTAGGCATGTATACGACACCTTTGATACCGTTTGCGTTCAGTTCTCGGGTGGCAAAGACTCAAGCGCAGTCCTATATCTTGCTAAAGAAATTCACGAAGAACGAGGTCTCGGGCCCGTCAAGGTTATTTTCCGAGATGAAGAAATGGTTAGCCCATTTGTTCTTGATTATGTCAATAAAATTAAAAATTATGACTGGGTGGATTTTGAGCACTACTGTCTTCCGTATGGTACTGAAATATGGGTACTAGGGCGACGTCAATCTATTATGATCTGGGGTGAAAAACGCATCAAGGAGGGACGCACATGCAGACCTCTGCCTGATGATGTAATCACTGGATACCATTTTGGTTTAGATCATGCAACGCCAATGACTAATCATATTGATTACTACACCATGCAAGGCAAGAAAGGCAACGTTGCTTTTCTAACTGGCGTGCGTGCTTCTGAGTCGATGATTAGATATCGCTCCTGTGTTCAAAAATTGCACGAGAATTACATTGTTACGCCGTACAAGAGCAAAAAGGGAATTCCTCTCAAGATGGCAAAAGTCATTTATGACTGGCAGACGAGTGATGTTTTTAAATTCCTCAACGAGGAGCATGGTGCTGATTATTGTGAGTATTACGATGTTGCTGCTTTGACTGGTTCTAATACTCGTGTTGGTATTCCGCTGCATTCTGTTGCCATCCGTAGGATCGGTGATTTGGTTGCTACTGAGCCAGAGTTCTATGACCGTCTATGGGAGTGTTTCCCTGAAATCGACGCCCAACGACGCTGGTGGTCCGAATATAATGTCGAGAAAGTTATTGCGATGTTTGCTGCCGAGGGGTGGAATGGCGTAATGCGGGCGATTGACACTTTCATGATTGGTGAAACAAAGAGAAATCGTGCTTTGTCTTTTTCCGCTGAGTTTAGGAAGAAGAATGCAAAGGACCCGTATTCCTATCCAATTGAGTGGCTTATTAGGAATATATTTTTGAATGAATTGTCAGGGATGTCGGTCAGTCCGGTCGGTCCTGGAACCAGGGCACATGCGTTGCGTGTTGCTGCTGCCAAACAAGATGAGGATGTTGTTTTTTATGAAGATTGATTATGTGGCTATCGGCGATTTGAGTGTTCCTTCTTGGAATACTATTTATATTTTGCGTCCTGATTTGCTTGTTTTGGCTGATTCCTTGTCTTCTTTTGGGATTATGTCACCCTTGGTGGTGCGTAAAGAGGATAACTCAATTATTGATGGCAGTCAAAGATATAAACTAATTTCAGGAAACAAAAATCTGTCAGCCTTATTTCCTGATGGCCTACCCGTGAGGTACGTTGACTGCGATGAACTCGACGCCATGGTCCTCCATGTTCAAATAAACCGTGGTCGTGGCAGTATGGTCGCAAAACAACTCTCATCTATTGTTCGACTTTTGAAGAAAAGCCGCAAGTTTGATGAAAAAGATTTTGTGAAGCATTTTTGCATGAAATTTGACGAGTTGGAACTGATGATGAACCCAACAATCATCAAACAACGAAAAATATCAGAACATAATTACTCCCGAGCATGGGTTCCAGTAGAGGCACCCCCAGGGACTATCGACAAAATGCCTATTGTTACAGAAGCACCGCCAAATCCTGACAGATAATCGTGGTAGAATAAAAACTGCACATACATAAAGGATGGTCATTATGCGCAACATTCGCAAAATTGGTTTGATTAGAGTGCAGCCGGGTACAACTGCAGATATCGATACTGGACGCACCCCCGGCAGAATCCGCCGTGCTGCAAGAAATCTTTTTCAACGCCGTCGTCGTGCTGCTGGTCGTGGAGCAAACCCAACCGCCCGTCTTCGTGACATCATTCGTAGCGGTGGACGCCGATAATTCTTAATATTTTATTTACAGGACGGTGAGTTATGTTGGTTAGTGTCAATGATTTAACCACATATATGGACATCCGCTTCTCACTACGCCAACAAGACGCGGCTGAATTTGTATTGGCTGGACTTCAAAGTGAATTGGAGTCCTTTTTGCGACGTCCAATAGAAGTCCAAAACTTCGTAGAAGAATACGTCATCCCTTCAGACCATGTTGGAATGCCTACATCATCGTTCTTCTATAACACATCTCTAGACACAACCATGTCCCCGGTCTCCTACACACAGCCACCATCAACGATTGGCGTTAGGAACTCTCCAATCGTAAAAGTCAACAGCGTATTCATTAGAAACTTGTCAGTCTCTGGGGTATACATGAGCGAGGCAATGGAGCGAGCGGCAGTCGTTACAGCGGTGTCGCAGGTGGGACCAAAAGTCACCTACACCGCAAGTAACAATAAATTTACAATTGGCCAAAAGGTGACTATCAAGAGCATGGTGCCAATTTTGTACAACGTAGTTGCTCGTGAAATAACAGAAGTAACAACAAATACATTCTCTGTTACCAACATGCCAGCGTCTATTGGAGCAATGACAGTAGGCGGCACCGCTATAGCGACAGGAAGCGACTACACTGTTCGTCGTTTCGGCATTGACCTCTATCGTGGGTTTGCTAACGATGCCGTGACTATCGACTACGAGGCAGGCATCGATGGTACTGAAATAGCAATATTCAAACTACTCATACTTCGCGCCGCAGTACGAGAAATGCAGAACATGCACGACGACGTTGTCGGTGTGAAGGACTTAACTACTCGTAATGTTGCACCACTACAAACAGGTTTTATGGACTCGGAATTAATGACCGTTAAGCGTTATCGTCGAGTTAGGGCTGCATAATGGCCAGACCAATGATTGTTGAAATCACCACTAGGCTCGAAAATCCACAGGGATTTGACAGAATTGACGACATGCAAAGACGCATGAAATCATTCCGACCAGTTTTTGATGACATTCGTAGCGACCTGGAAGAAGCATGGTCGAAGAACTTTGACACAGAGGGAGGGCATTACGGTGGGTGGAGGCCCCTGAGTCCAAAGTATGCCCTATGGAGGGGCTCTGCGGGGCCTATTTTGATTCGCACTGGGCAACTATTCAATAGTGTGAGAAGTCTTCATGGTGCACCAAACGACATCAAAGACGACGAAGCATTCTTTGGCACCAATGTTGAGTACGCAAAATTCCATCAATACGGAACAAACAAAATGCCTAAACGCCCAATTATTTTTGAACCCAATGATGCCGCTCGTAAATGGGGCGGATGGGCTGCTAAATATATCGCCGATGGTGAAACTTTTGGGATTAAAGGATAATTATGGCCGCTCCCCTCATGCATGGATCACATTTTGCAAAATCATTTGTAAACAATTATATGTCTTACGATATACCTACGCGCATAGTCGCCTACCGTAATGGATGGGGACTCGATGACATAACCCTTCCAACGCCATTGAAGTTTCTTACTTATGAACCAGTAGCAATGGATGAGTGGCCCACTATTATTACCGTTGCTATTTCGACATCATATTTTGATCGTCTTGGTTTTATCGGCAACGACCCCGAATATCGCGTTGCTTACAATATGCGAACCTATGTTTGGGTTCGTACGGAAGGTTCCGAAGAAACTACCCTCATGCGTGATAGATTATCTGCAGTCCTTCGTTCGTCATTACTTGATTATCCATCAATGAAAGCCGTAGACCCCCGCCAGACTTTTAAGGCAGAGATTGAACAAACTTCATTAAGTGAAGAGTATTCTGATTTAACGCTCCTCAAAGGCGACAGAGTCCTCGCTGGAGCATATTTAGGATATACAATTTATATGAATGAAGTTGTTTCCAGGGCAGATATTGGAACGCTGGAAGAAATTGATTTGGTCACTAACGTCAGTGGTATAGGCGTCAGCCTTGTCGAATAGGCTATTATTTATAAAGAACTAAGGATGCTCAATATGACAAATTTATTTTTGCGAGTTACAGACAATGAAGATATCTCCAATTTCACATCCCAAGGTTTAGACGTATATGCGAATACGACAACAACAAATCTGAACATTTTCGGTAATCATGTCTATCCAAACGGAAAATTTGCCGTATCAGAAATTGACTCAAATCTCGAACGTTATTTGCAAAAGGGATTTGCAAAACTTTTAGCAAATGGTCAAGTTAATATAGTAAATAATGCAGAAATTCAAGCAGCACCGAAGGAAAAGAAGAAGAAATCATCTGAAAATGAAACAACGAGTCAAGAAGTTGAAGTAATTGAAGAAACACCTGTAGTGGAAGAAGTACCGCAGTCGCAGGAACCAGAATCAAGCGACCTACAAGAAGTGGTTGCGACAACTCCGGAATCAAGTGAAAACACAGAAATCTAATAAAAATTTTATTCTGCAGTTACATTAAACAACAGTAATAATTAGATACAATACAAGGTACTGGCGGTGTTTTAGCCGGTCTGAACGATGAGGTAGGAAGGTCTTATGCCCGGAATTAATATTAGCACTACTACACGAACAGGCCCTATATCAACTTCTGTACGTGAGTCATCGCAAGCATTTTTTGTAGGAATCGCGCTTCGCGGACCTACCGATAGAGCCGTACTGGTCGGAAGCATTGAGGAATTTGAACTCAATTATGGTGGGTTTGTCAGTGGCACCTATTTGCATTCAACGGTTCAAACTTTTTTTGAAGAAGGTGGCTCGCAGTGCTGGATTGCTCGCGTCTCCGGCACTGGCGCCATTGCGTCTACCCTTAGTCTACTAAACTCAACGACGCCAGTCATTACCCTTACTGCGGTCGGTGCGGGTGTATGGTCTATGCCTGCCGGAACCGAGACCCTTTCGGCAATCGTAGAAACAGGAACTGCGACAGGCACCAAGGTTGTCAAAATATACAAAGAAGGAACTCTGATTATGTCTACAGGCAACTGTACGACAAACGCGCAGATTGCCGGAAAAATTAACACTCATCCTGTTGCCAGTCTTTTATGTACTGCAACCGTTCTCGCCGATACCTTGGTTAGCCTACCAACAACGGCAACAGAATTTGGTGATGGAACCGACACGGATGGCGTCGCTGGATCGACCCCCACCGATGCTCAACTCCTTGCCGGACTGACTCTTTTTACCGATGAATTGGGTACCGGAGCGGTTGCATGCCCGGAATCAGTGGGTTCAACAGTACAGGCTGCTCTCATTGCGCATGCAAATAGTTTTAATCGTTTGGCATTCCTCTATCCGGCTGCCGGATCGGACCCTAACGATGGCACAGATTATGCAGCCATGATCGCTATCACCCAGGCAATTAAGGCAGGCAGCAATGCAGAACATGTTGCCTTTTTCGCCCCATGGGTCTATGTTCCCACGTCTGTCGCTGGCATCAATAGAATGATTCCGCCGGTCGGGTATGCAGCAGCGGCGCGAGCAAGAGCACACAACGGAGTTGGACCACATCAGCCTGGCGCTGGCGTATCAAGTGTTGCTAGATTCGTGACAGGCCTTGAGTTTCCTATTGGTTCAACAGTCGGTGACAACTTGGATAACGAGTCAATTAATGCAATTCGTATCATCAATAATACGATTCGTATTTATGGTGCGCGTTCCTGCTCTGGCGATCTACCAAATTTCCGTTACATCACAGCACAGGACGTAACGAACTATGTTGTTGTTCAAGCGTATCGTGATCTTGAAGATATTCTGTTCCGACCAATCGATTCGCGAAATGCCATGTTTGCCGATATTAGGCAGCGTCTACAGACAATTATGGAAGGATTGCGTTCAATTGGTGCTATTCATGAAGCATTCAATAACGCCGGGGAGCGTATTGACTACGGGTACTCAGTTAAATGCGATTCATCAATTAACCCAATTGCAAACTTGGTCGATGGCCTAGTTAAGGCTCGTGTCGGTTTTCGAGTGACCGGCGTTGGTGACTCCATTCAAGTTGACATTATTAAGTCAAGCCTTACGGCTACCGTAGTCTAAAAAACAATATAGAGGAGGCCTCTCATGGCAAGTAAAATTTCTGCAAGGCAAATAATTGCAACAATTACACCCGTAGATAGCACGAAGTGCCCAACATTTACGGACTTTAGGTTTCCTCAGGTTTCCGGTGGTGAAATTACTGCTTCTGTTGAAAAAGTTTATGATGGTGGCTCTACTTTTCCCAGCCTACTTTGTGCTCCCTCGGAAATCGGGGACATTTCACTCACCGCCTACTATGACGATAGTGCGGACAACGCTGACGTCGTAGAAAGCGCTACCCAGGCGCCAAATATTGCCGCAAAAGTTGGCAAACTTCGCCAATTGGTTGGTCGTGCATTTTATAATATTAATATTCAGACATACGACTGCGACATTAAAGTGAATGGCAATGACCGACAGTACTTGAATGCACTCCTGGTAGCATTGTCAGAACCAGACGGAGACGCCTCATCTGGTGCCCCTGCTATGTTCTCTATGACTTTCTCCGTGCAGAGTGTCAGTACTCCTGCGTACACGGCTCCACCGGCTGGTGGAAGCACGCCGGCAACAACCTAAACCACCACTGGGTAGTTCCACTACTGTAAGAATCGCTGTGCTAGAGTTCCAATCATGACAGAACCACTATACACAGAAGAAGCCACAGAGCCGCAAAAGACCAGCAAGGCATCAAAGCCTGCCGTAGAGTCGTCTCCTCTTGAAAGATTGAAAGAGACTATTTCCAAGAAGGTTGAGCGCGCCACAATTGTAATCAATGTTCCTGAGCGTCCTGGCGTTCAGTTGCGTATCCGTCCGACTATTACACAGCAACAGATGAAGGCCTGGCGTCGTAATTCCGGTGAAGATACCAAGGCTGGAATGGACCCTAGTAAGTTCGCTTGCTATTTAGTTGGACATACGACTGATGGAATCATGATCAATGGCGAAGAAGTCCTTGATGATGAAGGAAATGAACTAAACTTTGCTTCTAGGGAAGTCCTCAAGATGACCGATACCTCACGACCTGTTCCTGATGCTGTCCGTGCATTTTTCGGCGTTGATCCACATATCGAGGCTGCTGCTTTGACCATCCTAGACGCGGCGGGGTATTCAGATACTGTTGATGCCGTGGACCCTACGATGACGCCTTCGAAGAATTAATCAAGGACCACTCGGTCATAAGCGCCGCTCGCCTCGGTGAACTCTGGGGCACTAATCCTTTGGAATTCCTTCGTCTTGATGAAGACGAATGGATGATATTACTTGCTTGTGCTAAAGTAATACAGCAGGATAATGAGGAACGCGACCGGGAAATGAAAAAACGGAATCCTCGTTAATAGTTATACGGATTTCCGGGAGTAATGATGGCAGACGAAAAAGTCGGACTTGTAGTCAAAGTCAAGGTCCATGGCGAACAACAACTCCGCAAACTCAAACGTGAAATAAACGGTCTTAACGACCACGTTACCCTGCTCAAAAATCGAGTTACATCCAACCTTGACAGCATGGATGCTAAATGGAAAAAGCATTTTGACGGAGTCGACAAAATGGTCAAAATGATGGGTGGGGCGCTCACAAAGTTTGTTGGAATGTCAGCAAAATTTGCTGCAGGACAACTTGCCGCAATGGGAGCCGCAATGATGGTTGTTCACGGAGCATTCATCCTCGGTAACGCATCAATGAAAGCATTCCGATATATATCAAAGGGTGTTGCAGCCGGACTAGCCTCCATTACCGTCGCCGCCGGAACTGCTGCTGCCGCTATTAGAGAAAATCAAGCAGCCATGTTTGCCTATAAGAAATTGGGCAAGAATGAGTTTGGTTCTGGGATGAATCAGGTTCGTCAAGAGATGCGTGCTATGGCTCGCGATACTGACCTTGCAGGCTTGAGTGCCAAAGATTTAAATTCTATTTATTCTGAAATATCAAAGAAGGGCACTTACACACAGTCTTCTCAGGCTCTTGTTAAAAGTTTGATGGATTTTGGTGCTGCTGGTCAAGATGTTGCCCAGGGAGCACAGGCCGTCGGTGCTTTAGTTGGGATGCTTCAAGACCCTAAGGCTACATTTGCGCAGATTACTGCATCTGCGAAGGACCTTGGTCCCGCAATGGAAAATGCTCTTAAGGAAGCGAAGACTAAAGGTATTGATACTGTCGCTGAATTAAAAGGTGCGATCCTTGATGGAACATTGTCCGTCATAGGTGGCGTGAATGGTCAGTTCGCTGCTGTCAACGACACTCTTATCGGTCGTTTTAAGAAAGCAATGAATATTATTAAGGCTGACTTTGCTGACTTTGGTCAAGTGTTTTTGGCGCCGGCAAAAGATGCTTTAGGAAAGATTGAACACACCATTAGGCGAACTTTAATTCAAGTGACTGGGACTCTTACCACTTTTGGCAAGGGCTCCATGATGGATGGTCTTACTAGTGGTTTTGAAAAGTTGGCTGATGGTTTTGCCAAGATGATCAATAATTATGTCCCCAAGGCCGAGGGGATGTTAAAGGGTATTAGTAGTTGGTGGAGTGATTTTAGGAACGGTTGGAATGATGTCCTAGATAGGACTCGTCCTTTTATCGATGCTGCCAGAGTTATTGAAGACATGATCAAGAATGCTTTGCAACCGTTGTTTAGTGAGTTCGGTAGTGCGATGGATAATACTCGTAATTTGATTCTCAATAATAAGCAAGCGTTTGAAGAGTTTGGTACGCGTGTTGGTGCATTTATTACTGAGTTTGGTCGGTTTGCTGGTGCTACTCGTGAAATTTTTGTTCAGGCAATGCCGTTTATTAACGATATGGTTGAGGGGGCCACGAAACTTTTCCATATATTCAATGATGTTCTTGGTGCAGTTAGGCAAATTGCTGGTGTTGATAGTCCTGCTGGTGCGTTTGGTTTAGCGGGTGCCCTCATGGCTGGTGGTCGTGGTATGAAGAAAACTATTGGTGGTGTTGTTCCGGATTTTGCAAAGATGCAGAAAACTCAGTTAATGAATGTTAATGCTGGTGTTGTTAATGTTGATGGCCCGGGTGGTGGCATGTCCAGTAAGACTGGTGGCGGAGGCGGCGGTATTGCTGGTGCCGGTGGGCGATCTCTTACTATGCCAAGTGGGAAAACATTCCCCATGGCACCGAATCAACTTCAGGCTGGTAGTGGGCTCTACGGTGCAGGCCACCCTATGTCTCCTCTTCGTCAGCAAGGTATGAGATCACAGGTTGGTATAGATAATACTGGTGGTGGCGCTCCTACGGGGACTGGCGTTACTCCTGCTGGTGGCAGAGAGATTGCGCCAGGATATGTTACTGGACCGCATAATAAAGGTATTTATGAGACTGCCAGTGGACGTAAATTAACTATGAGGGATGGTGGATGGTGGAAGGCTATGGCAACACCAAACACACCCGGATATGCGCAATCAGTAGATGGTGTTGACCCATCTAGATACAAAAAATTTATGGGCAAGTATGGTCCTCGTGCACAGCGAACAACTGAAGCATATGCAAGATTTGCTGGTGACGAAGCAAAAGGTATTAAGGGTTTCAATAATAGGGCTTCGACAGGCATAGGGGCAACTTTGGGACTTGGTCTTCTTTCTAGCATTGCTCCCGAATCTGCCAAGGGTGCTTTGGCTCTCGGTTCTGGAGTGGCGATGTTTAACCCCGGGGCTGGTGTTGCTATCGGTGGTCTTGGTGCTGCAGCAACTAGTACTAGTAGTGGTTTTGGCGCTGCTTCTGGAGCGATGGGTGGTTTTGCTGCAGGAATGATGACTGGTAGTGTTCCGTTTGCAATCATCGGTGCAGTCATGGGCGCTATTGCTGGCGGAATCATGGGCGCTGTTAATAAAAGAAAAGAAGAGTACAAACTTGCCAGAGCCGCAGGCGCAGCCATGGCGAGTAATGTCCAATCTGGCATGCTGTCCGGAATAAGTTCTTCGTTGGGTTCAGTTGTTGGACAAGGTGCGGGGGTCACTAGGCGTGTTGCTAAACAACAACTTGATACTTTGGTTTCTACAAATCAACAAAATGTTAATGATATAACGGGATTTATCGCCCAGGGCCCAGATGCTTTGAAAGCCGAAATGGCAAGAGGCTACAATGAACAAAGTGGAGTATTTGCAAATATACCCTATGATAAATATCAAGATGCATTAAACCGTCCCCAAGCATTTGCAGAAGAAACTCTCAGAGAAATGAACAAAGACCTGAGCGCAAGTAGGTCTATTCAGACTATTTATGACTCAAGAATGAAACAGTATGAACAACTTTTTGGCATGACGGAAGATCAAGTTTTTGGACTTGCACAAAGTACTGGTTTGAACTTGATGGAAGTAACACAAAGTCTTGATTCCGCAATTAGTCAACTTGTTTCAGGGATGATTAGCAGCACTTCCTCACTCAATGCATTTATTGGTGAAACATATGCCAGCATGTACGACGTCGTAGATACAGCAAAGAAAGCATCAGAAGCACCCAAAATATATGACGAGGCAGCGCGTACTATATTCGACAAGAATGCTGCGGGAACTTTGACGTCACCAGATATCATGGATTTCTTAAAAACTGCGTTGCAACAATTTCCAGCAATGTATGGCTCCTCCCCTGGCGGACAGACGCGTGGCTTAATAGAGTTTGGAAATCAATTCTTAAACGAAAACGGTTTGGCTTATCAGTATGGACCTAATGGAGAAAAATATCCATTAAGCGGGATGGGTGGCACTTTCTTTAATCAAGAAAACAAGCCAATCATGGACGAATTGAGAGGTATACAACAGGCGTCACTTGGACGTGCCGGAAGAGAATTGCTGACAACCTCTTTAACTACTATGGGTCTTCAATTGTCGGACCCAAGTCTTGCTTCGGGATTCGGAGGACAGTTGAATGCTCTTGCCCAGACAGACCCAGAAGCAGCAACCAATGTCGTTAATACTCTGGCTAAATTTCAAGATTATTTTGCTGTGGCAACAACAGAAGAACAACAATCGGCAGTTACTAGTGGGCTTGACAGTTATTTGAAAGAGACATTCAACACTTTGTTTACAGGGGATTGGGCCACAACAGTATTTAAACCATTAGAGGACACTGCTGCTGCGACGTCAACTGCTGTTTACAAAGGAATAACAGATGCCTTTGCGCCAGGATTTAACCTCTCCGCAAACAGTGTAAGTGTCGCCGCTGCTCAATCAGCGCTTGTTACAAGCCCCTCTGTAACCGTAGTTCAAAACGTCGCACCTAAGGACACTAAATTCCCTAAATCCAATAGTGTTGGTGATACGGGTACCAACTTATCGAAGACGCTTGACGCACACCAAAGACTCAATACTGGTGCCGGGAATAGATTTATAACTTCAAGTTACAGAAATTATTCACTTGGATCATCCAACTCTGACCATATCAATGGTCGTGCCTATGATCTTGTTGGCGACAATTTGATTTCATATCGTGATGCCGTTCAACGTGATGGTGGCTTTGCTCAATTCCACGGCGATACACAAAATAGACATCTTCATGTTGTTCCTAGAATTGGCGACTCCATGTCACCTGCGTACGCAATGGCAACTGGGGCTGCAAGCGTTACGGGGTCTCAGTCATCAGGATCACCCGTATATAATATTACTGTCAATGGTGCTGGTTCTAATCCCGAGGAAATAGCAAATATAGTTATGCACAAAATTAAGATTAATGAAAAAATTAGCAAAGAAAGAGCATACTGATGTCTGCAATATACTCCTGGGGCGTGGCAGATGAATTGAATTTCAAAGGACCGTACATAGTAAAAGATGGGAAATATATTCGCGATCAGATATATACTGTAAAAAAATCTGATCCACCAATATCTCAGAGGACCAATGACGCTGGGAGAAAACTATATTTAGTATTGCACAAAGGACAATTAGCGGAAGTAATAAAAAGTGATTATTGGGGTTTAACTTATTCATATACCGACACCACAAAGTGGTTCATAGTAAGGCTATGGGTCTATGCCAGTACACCGCAGATACCCAAGAGAACCGAATATGACACGGTGAATAATGGTGGTGCCGCTCTTTACTGGATGGGAACTTGGGCAAATTCAGCAAACGGTGACCGTATGCCAAAAATGTTGACATATGCAGAACCTGGAATGAATTATCGCTATATATATAAAACTAATGAACTCGGCAAATTTCCCCTAGGCAGTCCATCTACCGGAACAACACCCCCACCATCCGTTGGTGGCGGACGTGGCAATAACCCTGGCTGGGATGGAACAATACCTTCGACCGGCCCCAATAGCGGTACTTCTATTACCGTTGGAACGAATCCACCCAGTAGCGGTGACGCTCAAGACATAGCATGGTGGCTGAATTACCCCCCCGCTCCAAGTACCGCTTCAAGTACCAACCCTGGTACCCCTAAGCCTGGCGACAAAGACAAAGGCAAAGGCCAATGGGTTACTGGCCCAGATGGACAAAGATACTACTTACCACCTGGTATTGATTTTGCTGGATTGCAAAGAGAATACGACAGGACGCACCCTAAGCCTGAAACAAAAATTGTCGTCCGCATGCCCAAGGGCTACGCCTCACCAGTATCAACCGTTGACACCAAACCACGGATGACGCAAAGACAACTAGATTTGACCGAAAGTGGTCAAGCAATAGGCACTGCCACGGAGACATTCGTCTTTCCTTATATTCCGCAAAATATTCGATATTCAGACATTGGTTCGCAGTGGCAAGAAATTCCTCGCGCATTGAACACTTCATTTGTTGACTGGGTTGGATATAAGTTGATGAAAGTCTCTATGGATTTTCTTGTTACTGCAAGAATGCAAGTTGGCCCAGTGACAACGCCGAATGTCGTTTCTGATGGCCTATTTAACTCCGTGGCTGAAGATTTAGGTAGATTGCGAAGGATGGCAACAAACAAGTCTCCCGTCACCCTGGAGGGTTTTGATGACATTCTGAGCGTACAAATGGCTCGGTCAAAATCCGGAGGACCCAGAGGTATTGAGTTTGTTATTCAGGATTTAAATATTACCGCTGGTCGCAGAACCATCGACCCAGACACCGGTCTAGCAACGAGCCCAATATCAAACATTGCTGCCGCACAAGTTAGCCTAACTTTACAAGAGATACCCATAGAGAGCGTCACCATAGTGAAACTCCCTCCTTTAAACTTAGGTGCTCCACTTATAGGCAAGAAAGAAGGTGGTGGTGGTGGTGGTGTGCCTTCATTGGGTCTGCAAAGCGATCTCCTAACTGGCCTTAAATGGGCGGTATCCGAACCACCGGCGGGTACCTGATGGCTGCTGAATATAAGTTCAGTGAAGAGCGCTGGGACGCTATCAAATCTGAATACAGTAAACATGAGTGGGATATTGTTATTGGCGATTTAGATACCGGCCAAATAGCAATCATTAAAGAATCAATTTTGAGTATGCAAGTCAGTTACTCGATGTCCGAAGTGACACAATTGAGCATATCTTTGATTGACCCAAATTTCGAAATGTTAAAAGCAAACTATTTTATTATTGGTCGAGATGTTCTTTATCGCTCAAAAAACATTGCAGAAATGAAAAGACTCAATGAGGAGAACGATCATAATGGAAAGCAAATAAAACCAAAAAACTATTATGAATTAAAACTAGAAATAAGTGAAGTTAGTGTAGACCAGGGGCCGGGAAGTTCCCCTGTTATTACAATTAATGCACGAAGCAAGCCAATCCAGCAGATGAAAAGATACAAAAATGCCAACGAATTAAAGGCTGCACAGGAAATTTCAAAAATTAAAACGTATTTTCGCCCTCACTACGCCTTGCACCCAAATGCCAAGAATACGCTAGAATGACTCATCAGTTTAAGTTAAAACCTCTCGGTATAGATCGAATATGACT